GGCTTTGATTTGCTCTTTCTTGCTTTGCTTTTTGTTTGCTGCTTTTTCTACTGGTTGAAAGGTGTTACCAAAATCACTTTTGATTTCTAAGTAACCTCTGTCATTGACAACCAACTCAGCACTACACTTCTTGCCAAGTAATTGTTTCTCAGGATTTGTCAATGTGCCAGTCACACCACACGCATTACCAATCTTGCGCAAAGACTCGATACCAATGCTGATTGCTTTATCACTGGTATCATGCGCCATAGTGCAAGTGTAACTTACATTCATGGTAGTGCCTTCAATCTCAAAGGTAAGTTTGACCGCTTCCCAACCATTATTTCCAGTAACGATTTCATCGCTAACGAAAGTCATGTTGTGACGGCCTTCTGCTATCTTCGGTTTTGCTTCTACTTCGGCATCAAAATCATGCCCATACTTACTCAAATCGGTCATTATTATTCTCCTTTATTTCCCGATAATTGCTGATCTAATTTCTTGCCAATCAAAAGGCATTTCTTCTGGCAAGGCGTATCTGTTTTTTGCAAGGAACGCTGGCTTTTCTTGTGTGTAAAGCACTCTATCCCCTTGCACCGCTTTTGATGTTGTTTGCCCACCTTTACCCTTGACCTTCACGCTACCAAGTTTAAAGTTAGCAAAGAAACAACAATCACTATGCTCAAGTATTAAGTCACTTGCTTTTCTGTGCAGTTTCAATTCATACCTATCGTATGCTTCAATCTCAGGTGACTCAAAACGCTTGATCTGACTGTGTGCGATTTGAATAATGGTCATTTTCTTTTCATCTCGCAAACGATTAAGAACATCTATGTATTCGCGCCATTGTTTCAACGCTTCTACATAGCCACGACCATATCCAAATTCTTCAATTGATTTTTTGCCATGAATACTGCAAACCTTTTCCCATACCAAAGGCTCTAACCAATCCAAAGAATCCACACACAAAGTTGCGTATTCGTGATCTTCTTCCAGTAATGAATTTAGATTCTCAATAAATGAATCATAATCTTTCGATACAGGAAAGTGGTCACATTGGATTTTACCCATGCCATCCTCTGTTAATACAAATATGGGTTTATTCATACTGGCAGCGAATGATGTTTTACCAATACCCGCGCCCCCATATAACACCAACTTAGGTGGCTTTAACTGCGTTTTACTTCTTATTGCTTTTAGGCTCATTGTCTTTCTTCTCCTCTTTTTGATTGACAATAGTTTGTAATTGACTGCTGTAATGCGCACTCAAGATAGAAAGTTTCTCTAATTCAAACTCAGCGTTCCCTTTCACATCACGAATTGCGTTATTAACAGAAGTTAATTTGTTTAAAGTTAATTTACCTTCATCAGATAGATCGTCAATTTTATGCTCGACTCCATCCTCAAAAGAAAATGTTTGTATTTCTTCGCTCATACTGATACCTCATATTGTTTGTATGCCTCGCAAATTTCTTTTGCTCGACAGAAGCGACATTGATCTCTCCCAGCATTAAATACTGGCTCTGGTTCTAAGCAAGCCTCAATAGCTGGCTTTAGAATATTGAAACCCCATTCCACTAGGTTATCCGCAGTTATATCCCAAACGCGAATCTTGCCGTCTTTGTGATATGAGGTTGGTTGTACGATTGTCAATTCCATTGTTGTATTTTCATTACCATAACGACCTAATGCACCCAAGCCATAGATCATCAACTGTGGGTTATCTTCAACATCAACTGGAAACTTACCTGACTTTAAATCTATTACGGCAATGCGGTTTGCCTTCTTTCCAAGTATGGTGGCATCACCTGTTCCCCAACACTCAGAAGATATTTCATTTATATATAGCTTTTCTTCTATTAATAAAGTGCCTTCTAATTCTTCTTGTCTGTTCTTTACATACTCAACATATACCTCTGCACATTCAATCATTTGCTTGGTAACTTTAATGTTGAATCCATCTATTTCTTCTTCACGATCTAACCAGTAGTCACTCAATGTGACATTCTCTAATCTTTCTTTTAACAACATCTCTACCATGTGGTGAACCAATGTACCTGTGGCTGCGGGTATTGTGGTATCCATAACAAAAGGTATTGACTCAGATAGTTGTATTGAACCAGGACAAGCCATCCAACGCTTTGCTGCTGATGGTGAGAATCTACTGTGAGCCATCTTTATGTTCCTTATATAGTTTTGACCACAACTCAGGGGTTATTATCGCTGTGCAATTAAAATCATCTACTGGATAATGATTGCTTGTATGCGGTATTACCACTTGCCATTGTTGCCTGTCTGCTCTGTACCACAAGCAAGGTATTAAATTTACCTTCCCCGCTTGCTCCCATGTTTGCACCCACCACTGGCGCACATCGCCTTGTGTGATTGCCTTTCTCCTTTTGACTTCTATCGCGTAAGGTTCAGCACCCAATAAATCATGCCCACCGCCATACGTCTGTGAATAGTTTACTTCCAACTGTATATCAGTAAGGGTCTTGATAACCTCGATTACCTCTCTTTCGCCCCTTCTCCCTTTACTTCTTGAATTCATTTTATTTTGTCGCTTGAATATTTGCTTTCGTATTCTTCGATCTCGCTGACCTTATACAGAACTGTGCCACCAATCTTGGTATAAGCTGGGCCGATACTTTGTACGCGCCAGTTCTCTAAAGTTCTTGGGGATTTGTGCCAACGAGCAGCAAGTTCTGCTGTCGTCATAAAATCAGAATACCCTTTTCTCTCATTCATTATTTTACCCTTTTCTACACGATTGCTGTATTATATACACATTCAAATCTTAAATGGAAGTTTTTATGAAAAGTAAATTAGCAACGGAAAAACAAATGGGCGGAGATCATTATAAAAAACAAATCCAACCTATTGAATACATTGTGGCAAACAATCTCTCTTTCTGTATGGGTAATGTAGTTAAATACGTTACCAGAGATAAAGAAGATAAAGTGCAAGATTTACTGAAAGCCAAGCACTATATTGATCTTGAACTTGAATTGGTACACAACTGCGATTCTGAGGGTAATCCTCTTTAACTTCCCTGTTTGATATTGATTGTAGAACTGCTGCCACCATTCGTGATGACTTGATTGACCTTACCCTCTTGTTCGATTCTTATATTGTATGAGCCGTCTTTCGATACTTGCATTTGCAGATTGTCCTCTACTTGCCTAATAAATTTAATCTCGCTATCCGTGATAAAAGTATTTATTTGTGTGTCTGAATCAAAACCTATGTCTGTGCCTCTGACACCATCAGCCGATAATGCTCTGTCTGCTTTACTGAGTTCATCAATCTCTTGTATTACATCCAGTAAATCCTCAAGGAAATTAGTAGCAAGGTAATCTATATCCAACTCAGTGTATTCAAGATCATCTTCTTGTAATTCATCGGTATCAAGTTCATCAAATTCCAATAAATCAACATCCAATATATTGTCTGCTCTGGTATTGTTTTCTTCTGTTTCTGATTCTTCGTTTTCTGGTGGGTTCACAATTAACATATTGTCAATCATGGATAGATCAAGATTTAAAACTACACCAGGTGTGGGTGCTGTTTCAAAGTTATATACAGTAGTGGATTCATACGGTTTAGTAAGCATGGTTTCTCCCAATGCGGTGTAAACCACTATCTCCCCACTCGCTTGCCCGCTTGCATCAGGCAACAAAATAATTAGGGCTTCTCCTGTTTCTTTTACAGTGATTGTGAAATCCGTGCCACGAATACCAACTGTAGCCGAGTTCGTTCTAACAGTGATGTTGTCTTTAGGTATGCGTTTTGTTTTGCTTGAAATAAATCGGCCAGTGCCTTTTACAAAATTGATTGCCATACTAGATTTATCTGGGTCAGGATCAAAAACAAATTCATCCACCACAACCTGACTGTGTTCTGTAAGCCGTATTGTTGTGTCATCTCGAAAAGTAACGCCCATACGACCATTAGCTGTTTCCAAGCGATCATAAGAATTAAGAGAGAAATCAATAATACTTTCATACGGTTTGTCTCTAACTACTCTGGTATTGCCTTTTAATTCTGTGATGTTGCCAATGTCAACATCCAACACTTGTGCCTTGATCGTCTTGGTTAATACAGATGCTGCCATTGTTGCCAGAAGAAGTGACGCGCAACCAGTCATTGTCTTGCGTAGATTGTTGATCCACCGCAAACGACCTTGAGTTACCATCGTGTTCAAGTTTGAAATAAGCACCCGCATAACCATCTCCATCATAATTTACACTATTACTATCTCCATCTAAATCAATATAATTGGTTGCGCTATCAACATCAAGGTCAATGTTTACTGTGTTACTACTACCTTGCACAATCGTATCAATGTCTGCACCACTCGCTAAACTGTTGTTAGCTAAATCCAGTGTAAAGGTGTTGGTTGATCCATCTACATCCACATTCACATTGGCGTTATCTGCCGAGTTCGAGTTTCCAGGATCAACTTGTATGGTGTACGAGTTAGTATCACCATCAAAATCGAATATGCCAGTGAATGAATCTGCATTAATATCACCAAGCATTTTGTTGTTGTTTCCTATCTGGTTCACGTCTAATGTCATTGTAGTACCATCAAGATCAAACGCAGTCATAGAGCCATGTGCTGACTCTAATCCACCAATTATGTTTCCAGAACCTAGCTGCTCTAAATCTATGTTTGCTGTAGCACCAACTTGATCTACATAAATTTCGTTATCGTCAGCCATTACGCCAAATGACAATAACAATAAACTAATTAATTTTTTCATATTCCCAATACCCCTTGTCAATTCCTATTTTTATTATTTGCAATACCCCTTCTTCAATAGCTTGTTGTAGTGCAATAGATGTACTTTCATTCTCTGCTGCCCCACCTTCAATTTCTACCAACCTTGTGCCGTTAGATATAAAACGAAACAAATCTTGCGATAGCCCTACTGAGATAATACTTTTATTTATTAATACTTCAATTAAAACTTCCCCTGTTGATACAGAAACTAACCGCAATGATATAGTAATTAAATCTTCTCTGTATTCTTTGCTAGAACCTATACCTAAGTACCTAGCACCCATGCCACCGCTTCTAATGTTCTGATCGTATGTCAGGACAGCACCCTGTATGAGTAATCCTGCTAGTAAAAGAGGTTTGACAGCACTCTCCTCGTCAAAATTTTCCCTTGTAGAGCGTATTAATTGCCTTTCTTTGGTCAAACTGTCCAAAGCCACTCTTTCTGCCACATGAAAAAACTCACCGTTTGATGCGTGTTTTAATGCTCTAATTAGAAACGCATCTGGTGATTGTGTTATAGCCGTTGAGAATTGTGCAAACTGTCCATTGCTTTTTCTTTGTCCAGTCTGATCTGTAAAACTATTTGGATATATTGCAACTACTGGTTTTCTTTTAGCTGGCTGTATATTAAACAGTTCTTCGTTTTGCAAATCTCTTATAGATGCTTTCTCGATTACTAAGTATGGGATACCGCCTTCTTCAAGTAATGAAGTATATCTTGGCGCACAACTAGAAAGT